ATTGCATGAGAATCGTCATTAAGGAACCGAACGAGAAGCCCAGAAGCACATTCGTGCCCAGAGGCGGCGCACAGCTTCACATTCTTCAGAATCTTGTTGACGGATACATCGAAGTTTATCCGATCCGGGAGGATCTGCTTCTGATAATTGACGAAGAGGGCAAGCTGAAGGACAAGCCGATGAACTTCTTCATCCCAAATGACTACATCGCCGGAACAGCGGTATTTGTCGGCAAAGACGGTGAAGACTTTACAGATTGCCCGTACACATGCGGAGAGATCGAAGAGATCATTGAGGGGTTGGATGTATGACCATCGTGCTGTCATTGCTGGTCATCGGTATGGCTGCCATGAACATCTATCTGATCAAACAGATTCAGGATGATATCAGCAAGATCGAAGACCATGAGGAAGAGATCAGAGCAATCTTTGTCGGGCTGACCAATGCCGGGCAGCGGCTGAGAGATCTGGAGCTCCGAATTACTAAGGCGGAGCAGATTGCCACGAATGCGCAGAATAAGGCTATCGCAAACCAGAAGAGACTGGAGAAGGCGGTGATTCCCAATGACTGACATCGATGCATTGGCTGAGGCTTTCTATGCGGATCGTGATCCGGCATTCATCCAGGAAGATGAAGACCTCGCACACCAGAGAGAACTCTGGGAATCACGCACCATGACCACAGCAGAGCACCTGATTGAGACTGCTCTGGAATCGTTAGACGAATCAGAAATTGAGTATCTGCAGTCACAGGCTGAATCGCTTGGCGAGTGGCTGACGGAATATCTGGAGGATATTAATGGCTAAAGAAATTAATTACGAAGTCGCATATAAGGCACTGCTTGAGATGATCAAGTGCGACATGGCATATTCGATCGGCAGACTTACCGAAGGAGAAGGATTCGACGGCTGTCTGCTGACAGGGGATCACTTCCACCTGAGAGAGTTCGCTCCGTTCGTTAAAAAGTACGGCTATGACGTAATCGAAAAGATCGTGAATGACATCGCACAGGGAGGCGAAGAAGATGGCGAAGTTTAATATCACAAAAGGCAAGATAAAGACTCCGATCCGTCTGGTTGCCTATGGCGCAGAGGGCATCGGCAAGAGCACATTCGCCTCACAGTTCCCTGATCCGCTCTTCATTGACGTGGAAGGCGGCACCAAGCAGCTGGATGTTGCCAGATTCCCGGAGCCGGAATCCTGGGCGATGCTGTTGGAAGAGATCGACGCTGTGATCGAAGACCCGAGTGTCTGCAGAACATTAGTAATCGACACCATTGACCGGGCAGAGACACTGCTGACGGCGCACCTTCTGGATGTTGGAAAGGTTGATTCGATTGAGAAGTACGGCGGCGGCTACGGCAAGGGCTACACAGCTCTGCAGGAGATGTTCCAGAAGGACTTCCTGAACCGGCTCGACCGTGTAATTGCCAAGGGTGTCAACGTGACACTGTTGGCTCATGCGATGATGCGCAAACTGGAGACACCGGACTCTCAGCCATATGACAGATGGGAGCTGAAAGTCAGCAAGAAAGTGGCTCCGGTCGTCAAAGAGTGGGCGGACATTCTGCTGTTCATGAACTACGACGTGATGGTCGTTGAAGAAAACGGCAGGAATAAGGCGAGAGGAGCCGCCAGACGTGTGATGCACGCAAACCACAGACCGATCTATGACGCCAAGAACAGATATGGTCTGGAGGATAATCTGGAGCTCTCATTCAAGCCTCTGAAGGCGATATACGAGGGCACTGTGCCGGCAAGGAAAGATCTGACCACACTTCAGATCGACGCACCGACAGATGGCATCGTTGAAGGTGAGGAACCGATGGAGGATGTCAGAGACGTGCTGATCCGCAGACTGGAGCAGAACGGCATTGACCAGCTGAAGTTCGAGGCATGGCTTGTCGCTACTGGCAGACTGGTGCCGGGCGGTCACGTGTCCGATCTGAGCGGCACTCAGGCGAACAGCATGGTTAAACACATTAACAAATTGGTTAAGGAAATAGAAGGAGATAAATAATGGCATTTAAATTCGGAGACGCTCAGAAGAGCGCAGACACCAACACAGGCTTCGAGCCGATTGCGGCAGGAAGGTATGATTTTGAGATCGAGGACGTGAAGATTCAGCCGTATCCCGGCAGTGACAAGATTAAGCCGTGTGACAGGCTCCACATCCAGATGCGTGTTGACCTGGCTAACGGATCAAGCCGCAAGGTCTGGGATGACATCTATCTTGATGACACGCACAGCTATTCGATGAAGAAGCTGAAGAGTCTGGTTGCATCCTGCGGCATCAGTATGCCGGCATCGGCAGAGGAGAAAGAGATTGCCGATGGACTGCTGAGAGGCATCGGTAAGGCGGACATCATCATCAGAACGTGGAACGGTAAGAAGTCCAATCAGGTCAGCGAGTACATCGTCGCAGAGCCGGCAGAGGAGGATCTGCCGTTCTGATATGAAAGCATACGAATTTGAAATTCCCGGCAAGCCGGGGACTAAACAGCGTCCCCGGTTCAACCGGCAGACGGGAAGAACATACACGCCGAAAGAAACGGCATCATATGAGGCACAGGTTGTGGATTTCTTCCTCGGCAAATACCCAGAGCATGTGCCGGTGATCACTCCGGTCAGAATGACCATCATGGCTTTCTACCCGATTCCGGCATCCTGGTCAAAAAAGAAGAAACAGGCAGCTATGGCGGGGGAGATCTTTCCCGGAAAACCGGACTGGGACAATGTCGGCAAGATCATCAGCGACGCTCTGAACGAGGTTGCATACAAGGATGACAGTCAGATCTACCAGTGCACAGTCGCCAAGATGTACAGTGACCGCCCGAGGGTGTTCGTTCAGTTAACTACGTTTGAAGGAGGGTGAGGCTTATGTCTGAGTTAATGGACTCAGCTCTGAAGTATGCCGAACTGGGTTTGGCAGTCTTCCCTCTCTTCCCAAAAAGCAAAAAGCCTGCCACTGAGCACGGCTTCAAGGATGCCACCACAGACCAGGAGAAGATCCGCTACTGGTGGACAGCTCAGCCGGACTGCAACATTGGCATCGCTACCGGATGGAGATCCGGCGGTCTGGTGGTCATCGACGTGGATGACGGTCACGGTGACGGACGTGGCAGTGACTCGCTCAGAGAGTGGGAGCACGCCAACGGCAGTCTGCCCGAGACCGTCACCTGCATCACCGGCACCGGCGGATATCATTATTACTTTATGGAAAGTGAACCGTTCGGCAACAAGGCAGGTCTGATCTATCACGTGGATGTGCGGGCGGATGGCGGCTATGTGGTTGCTCCGCCTTCGGTACATCCCAACGGCAACAGATACGAATGGGATGCGCTCTACGGGCTCGGAGAAGTGCCGATTCCGAAGAATAACGAAGTGGTGCGGCGATTCCTTCACCCGGCTAAGAAGCACGATCAGACAGCGGCTAATCCGCTTCCTGACGTGTTTCCTGAAGGGGAACGCACCGACAGTCTGATCAGGCTGATCGGGACTCTGGTGGACAAAGGTCTGAGTGCTGATGCAATCAAGGCAGCTGTCCAGGAGGAGAACCGGGTGCGGTGTGTCCCGCCGGTGTCAGATGAAGAACTGGAACGGGAGATCTTCCCGGCAATCACAGACAGGGGATGGGTGCCGAAGCATCCTTACCAGGATGACGGCACTGTCCGTCTGCTTCCTGAGCCGGTGCCATTGGCATCGGTCTGGTCTGATCCGCCGTCGCTTGCTCCGGTGCTGATCGACGGAGTGCTCAGGCAGGGACACAAGCTGATCCTGTCGGCACCGTCGAAAGCAGGCAAGTCGTTCGCTCTGATGCGTCTGGCAATCGGCATAGCAGAGGGCATGAAGTGGTTCGGATCACCGTGCCGGAAGGGTCGAGTCTTCTATGTAAACATGGAGATTGATGACCCTAGCTGCTATAACCGCTTCAGATCGATCTATAACGCAATGGGGATGAACGTGGATATTAATGTCAGCAATCTGACGGTGTGGGGGCTGAGAGGCTTCTCGATGCCGCTGAGCCAGCTGGCTCCGCTGATCATCGAACGTTCAAAGGGCTACGATGCAGTGATCATCGATCCGCTGTATAAGGTGATGGACGGCGATGAGAACAGCAACAGTGACATCGGGCGGATGGTCGGACAGTTTGACCGGATTGCCAGAGAGACCGGCGCCAGTGTGATCTATGCGCATCACTTTGCCAAAGGAACCGGCGGAGACCGGGACACCATCGACAGGGGAGCCGGTGCGGGCACGTTCTCACGTGACCCGGATGCGATCCTGACGATGACACAGCTGGAGATGCCGGACGAGGTCAACGAGGTGCATACCGCATGGCGCATGGAGTACGTACTGAGAGAGTTCCCCAACCATAAGCCGGTCAGCTTCTGGTGGGAGTATCCGCTTCACCGGATTGATCCGAAGCTGGACATCGAGGCAGTGGAGACGACCACATCGAAGAAAGCAAAACAACAGAGAAGAGCAAAGGAAGCTAAGAGGGAAGAACAGATTGAACACGTTCACGAGGCGGTGAGCAGAGTGATCAGTGCGGACGGTAAGTTCCAGGTGAAGGCATTCAGAGACGCATATGCAGAGTTTGAGGATGTCACACGCAACACTGCCAAGGAAAGATTACGCAGTGCCGGTTACACTCTTGAAGATGTCCCTGAAGGTGAGAAACCGATGCACTGGGTACGCAGGTGAAGGGGTGGTCAAATCAAGTTTCTGACCACCTGACCACTTGTGGTCAAAATACTATATAAATATAAATTTGCTCACCACCACAAAAGTGAGCCGGGATCTGACCACGGCACAGCCGCCCTCGGCAGGCGGCGGCTGAGCAGTGGGCGATCAGATCCTTAACGGATTTTTCAGGAAAAACAAGAGGAGGGAATACCCACTTGAGTGCTAAGGATTTAAGAGAAACACAGGCTAAACGCTCCGCTCTGTTCCCACCGGACAGGATAGCGTTCAGATCTGCGCCTGACTGTGCGCACACTGACCAGATGCTGTTCCGTCATCTGATCGGCGGACGCATCACACTGGAAGAGTGCTGTGAGAAGGTTGCGAAGAATAACTATCTGGAAGTGGTGACACCGGAGCAGTTGCTGAATGAAATGAGGATAATTGGATGGATAAGACAAGAAGACAAATGATTGAATATTTCGCCGACATATACATCGCCCTGGAACGAATCAGGGACTCGATGGACATCGGTCTGAACGAAGTACTGAACGCAATGACGGAAAGACTGGAGGACGATGATGCTGAGAAAGATCGCAGTTAATGATGCGCTGATCAGTGTGTCACATGGTACCAGAGTCTATCTGATCAAGGAGATGACCGCAGACACACCGGTCGGAGACATCGCCGGCGCAGAGTTCGCCGTCTGGGAGCCGGATGCCAAACCGACAAAGGAGAAGGCAGTGCCGGCAGTGAAGACCGAGAAAAGAGAAAAGTACGACAAGGACAAGATCAGAGAGCTGTTCCTTGCGGGAAGGAAACCGAAAGAGATAGCTGCAGAACTCGGGTATCCCGGCAACACTGTGGCTTATTACTGCCACAAGGTGGAGCGTGAAGGATGACCAGACTGATTGATGCAGATGCAATCCCTTGGCTAGTTGAGGGAGTCGGTGAGATTCCTGTCATCACCAAAGAAGAGATAGACCAGATGCCTACAGTGGATGCAGTGCCAGTCATGCATGGGAAGTGGAATATGAAAAAAGATCCGTTTGGATACTTTGGTGATATTCCTGTATGCTCAGAATGCGATTGCACATCGATGATGAGGATTAAAACAAAGTACTGCCCGCATTGCGGAGCAAGGATGGATAAAGAATGATAAGACCGATTGATGGTAATGCGTTGATTGAACTTATCAATGGCGGTTATGATTTGGATTTTGATGAAGTGCCAGAAACGAAACGTGAACTGCTTCGGATGATAATGGAACAGCCGACAGTAGACGCTGTGCCAGTAATCAGATGCAAGGATTGCAAATGGTTTGGAGACATAGGATGTGCAATCAGCATTGTTGATGACACAGACAAACCGTCAGAAGATGACTATTGCAGTTTTGCAGAGAGGAAAGAAGAATGACAGAGAAAGCAAAGAGAGAACTAAAAAGATGCCCATTTTGCGGAAGTTTGCCGGAATACTGGGAATGGAATTACGGTGCAATCGTGGAATGTTGGTGTGCTGACCATAGAGTGCAATGCGAAGGCAAAACGCTAGAAGAGGCTATCAAGGCATGGGAAAGAAGAACAGAGAGGAAAGAAGAATGAATTATATTGAAACGTTCCTGAAATACAGACATGAAGCGTTCACAAAAGCGGTCATGGAAGATGATTGGAAAGCAGTTAGGAAATTCTGTAAGAAGTATCATGTGCCGGTTCCGAGCAGTCGCAAAGTATTCAAAGCAGGAATATATAAAGCAGTTCAAGGCTGTAATGATATTCCCGCCGAAGTAAAGAACGTAGCATTCAAGAAGTGCCTTGAGCTTGGCTTCAGTCCGCTGATTGATAACGAGGGGATGAATGATTGAAAAGATAATAATAGGCATCATCGGAATCTTCCTGGGCATGATGATTTCTGCACTGCTTACTATCTCAAAGGATGCAGACGCATGATGACATTGGAAAAGCTGGAACAGTACTGCGGAATCGAAGCAGAGATCGAAGCAATCAAGACAGAGATAGAGCAGCTGTATACTCCGGTAAAGTCACCGACAGGCATGGGCGGGAGCTCTGAACCGTCTGACCCGACAGGAAGAAGCGCAATGAGAATCATCATGCTGAAGGATCAGCTGAACATGAAACTCGAGCTTCTCAGCCAGAGACGGCAGGAGATACATGACTGGGTGCAGTCGATCGAGGACGACGAAGTTAGTGCGATAGTCAGATGGCGGTACATCATCAAACCGCCGCATGGGAACCGATACACATGGCGGCAGGTAAACATGAAAGTGTACGGCTATCCTGATTACCAGTATTCAATGAGACGGCTACACAGGTATCTCGAAACTTGTACAAAAAAAACAAGTGAACAAAGCTAAGATATATTCTGATGAAGAGCAAGATGGGAGCAGGTCTTGCTCTTTTCAGTCTGCACCGGACGAGACCGTTAATATCAGCCGCAGACTGTCGAATGTGTTTTTTCATATTAACCTCCTTTCTACTGCGGTCTCGTCTTGGGAGAAAAGATGATGGATGACGATGTAATTGATCTCAGCTCTTTAACTGAGGAAGACAGACGTGAACACTTCCGGCGGCTCGACCAGCTGACCACATGTCCGTGCTGTTATTGCACAAAGATATGCGACCGTGTGGACATCATGGCGAACTGCGCACCATATCAGGCATGGCTTGATTACCAGACACCGAGGCGGCACGCATGAGGGACTTTGCAAGGACTTTCTACAAGTCGCAGGCATGGAAGCACACCAGAGAGATGATCATGCAGAGAGATCACAGGCTGTGCGTGGACTGTCTGGCGAAGGGTTACATCACTCCGGCTGAAGAGGTGCACCACATCGTTGAACTCACACCGGAGAACATTACCGACATGGGCATAGCACTGGGTGAGGATAATCTGGTCAGCTTATGTCGTGAATGCCATAAGAAGAGGCATGGATCATATAAACATCACACAGATCCGTTCGGTCGCTTCATTGATTGACCGCCCCCCATCTTGCAAATTGTTACGCACGACCGCAGGACCGACGGGGTGACTATTAAATTCCTCTCTTTTAGGCAGAGAAACAGATAACCGGGCGGAGTAACGGAGAGATGGACAACTATATCCTGACTTATTATCAGCAGATCAGAAATGGCTCGGCAGTTGTCGGGAAGTGGGTGGATCTGGTGTATTCGTATCTGGTTTCAGGGCTCGAGAAGGGCTCTTTTAAGTTCGATCAGCGCAAAGCAGACCGTGCGATCAGGTGGATCGAGAAGCATTGCCACCATGTTGAGGGCGCACTCGCTCCAAAGTGCATCAAGTTGGAGGTCTGGCAGAAGGCTCTGATCTCTGCGGTGTTCGGAATCGTCGATAAGGACGGTCTGAGGCAGTTCAGAGAGATCTGTGTGGTCATGGCGAGAAAGCAAGGCAAGTCTGCCATCGCTTCGGCAATCCTCGAGTATGCGCTTTATGGTGATGGCGAGTACGGTGCCAGAGGGTTCTGTGTTGCTCCTAAACTTGACCAGGCTGACATCATCTACGGAACTTTCTGGCAGTCTGTGTCGTTAGATCCGGAGCTCTTGACGATGAGTAAGCACCGAAAGTCTGACATCTACATCGCCGACTCGAATTCTTCTCTTAAGAAGATCGCTTTCAATGCTAAGAAGTCGGATGGTTTCAACCCGAGCGTCTGTGTGTGCGATGAGTTCAGCAGCTGGGTCGGCGACCAAGGTCTGAAGCAGTACGAGGTGATGAAGTCCGCAATGGGTGCCAGAGAACAGCCGATCATGCTTGCGATCAGCACTGCCGGATATATCAATGACGGGATCTATGACGAACTGATAAAGCGGTCTACCAGATTCCTGCTTGGCGACTCAAAAGAGACCAGGCTATTGCCGATCCTCTACATGATCGACGATGTCAATAAGTGGAACGATATAAACGAATTAAGGAAGTCAAACCCGAATCTTGGTGTGTCTGTAAAGGTCGACTATCTGCTCGAAGAGATCGCCATTGCCGAGGGTTCACTGTCCAAGCGTGCGGAGTTCCTCTGCAAATATGGCTGTATAAAGCAGAACAGTTCCATCGCTTGGCTGAGAGATGAAGACGTAGCCAAGTGCGTCGGCAAGCAGTTGGATCTGAATGACTTCAGGGGAAGCTACTGCGTCGGCGGAATCGACTTGTCCCGGACGACAGACCTCACGTCTGCGTGCGTGGTGATTGAGAAAGAGGGAAAGCTCTATGTGTTTGCCAAGTTCTGGCTGCCATCTGAGAAGATCGACGACGCCACAGCTAAGGACGGGCTTCCGTATCGCGCTTACATCCAGAGGGGCATCATGGGAGCGTCCGGCGAGAACTTTGTTGATTATCATGACTGCTTTGAGTGGTTCAGATCTCTTATCGAAGATTATGAGATTTATCCTCTCAAGGTTGGTTACGACCGATATAACTCTCAATATCTGACCCAAGACATGAAGGGTTACGGCATACATATGGACGATGTCTATCAGGGGGAGAACCTTAGCCCTGTTATCGATGAGACGGAAGGTCTGATAAAGGACGGCAGGATTCAGATCGGTGATAACGATCTGTTAAGAATTCACCTGTTGGATTCGGCGACAAAAATGAACGCAGAAACATCACGCAAGAGACTCATTAAGGTCTCGGCTAATGTTCACATAGACGGCACAGCTGCCTTACTCGATGCCATGTGCGTCAGGCAGAAATGGTATGGCGAGATCGGTGCGCAGTTAAAGAATGAGGAGTAGACTATGGGATTATTTGATTGGCTCTTTAAGAAGCCTAATGTTGATGTGGCTGATCATTACGATGGCTACTTCCGTACGTTAACGGCATACGAGCCACACTTTACTACGTGGAACGGTGAACTATATGAGAGCGCTCTGGTGAGGGCGGCTATCGATGCGAGAGCCAGACACATCAGCAAACTCAAGGTAGAGATTCAGGGTGCGGCGAAGCCAACGCTTCAGACGAAGCTGAGACTTAAGCCGAATAACTGGCAGACGTGGTCGCAGTTCCTATACCGGACATCGACCATCTTGGACATGCACAACACAGCTGTGATCGTGCCGGTCTATGACGACCTGATGAACCCGGTCGGATATTACACTGTGCTTCCTAAAAAGTGTTCAATCGTTCAGGTTGATGGCGTGCCGTTCCTGAGATACGAATTCATCAACGGTCAGCGGGCGAGCGACTATCTGAGTGAATGTGCGGTCCTGACGAAGTTCCAATACAAATCGGACTTCTTCGGCGAGACGAACCATGCTCTAGACCCGACTATGCGGATGATTCACTTGAATAATGAATCCATTAAAGAAGCGGTCAAGAACGGAGCAAGCTATAAATTCATCGCCAGAGTCAATAACTTCACGAAGACCGAAGATCTGGCTAAGGAAAGAAAACGCTTCACCGAGGCGAATCTGAAAGCGGAGGAAGACAACAGCGGCATCCTGCTCTTCCCGAACACATACACCGACATCAAACAGATCAGCATGGGCGGCGTGACGGTTCCAGAGGCAGAGATGAACGAGATCAGAACATCGGTCTATAACTACTTCGGCGTGAATGAGGATGTGCTCCAGTCGAAAGCATACGGCGACAGCTGGGCGGCTTTCTATGAATCAGTAATCGAACCGTTTGCCATCCAGTTCAGCGAGACGATGACACAGGCAATGTTCACTGATCGGGAGCGTGCACAGGGGAGTTTGCTGATGGCAACATCCAACAGGCTCCAGTACATGACCACGACCGAAAAGCTGAACGTCAGCTCTCAGATGGCAGACCGGGGCATATTAAATAGGGACGAGATCAGAGAGATCTGGAACCTTCCGCCGTTACCGGACGGACAGGGACAGGCTTACACGATTCGAGGTGAATACTACTTAATGAACGAAGATGGCTCGTTCACACGGGAGGGAACAGATGGCAATCAAAGCTAACAGAGAGTATCGGAACATCGGCACGTTTGAGGCGGGCGACTACTTCGTCGAAGGCTACGCTTCAACATTTGAGCCGTATGAGATGATGGAAATAGACGGGCGGACTTTCTACGAACGGATTGACCGCCATGCATTTGACGAGGCAGACATGAGCGACGTGGTCTTCCTGAGAGATCACGAGGGGCGTGTTCTTGCACGCACTAAGAACGGATCGGTCGAGCTTCTGATTGACGACCACGGACTGCATCAGCGCACCAATCTTGGGCTGACAGGTGCATCAAAAGAAATGTTTGAGGACATCCAGACAGGCAACTACTCACAGATGTCCTTTTCATTTGTTGTTGACGAGGATCACTTTGACAAAGCAACAAATACCAGAGTGATCGACCGTATTAAAAAACTTTATGACATCAGTGCAGTCTCGTTTCCGGCGAATCCCGGAACAGAAATAGGTGTTTCTTATCGTGACTACTTCAACGGAGTGATTGAGGCAGAAAGAGCGGAGCGACTCGAAGCGGAAAAGAAAGCCAGGGCAAAAGCGAGATTGATGCTCAAACTCAGAATGGAGGAACAGTATGACATTTGAGGAAATCGAGAAAAGGATGGCAGAAATCAAGGTAGCTGTCGAAGCTGAAGATGCTGACATCGAAGCCCTCAGCGCAGAGTTTGACTCTCTGCTCGAGGAAAAGGCAAAGCTGAAGAGCAATGCCGAAGAGAAGCGTGCGCTTCTCGAAAAGGTCGCAAACAGCGACATCAAACCAATCGACCAGATTGAAGAAAGGGAAAACAACATGGAAGTAAGAGACTCCAAAGCTTACATCGAAGCATTCGCAAATTATTGCAAAACCGGGGACGATGCAGAATGCCGTGCGCTCCTTACTGAGAACGTAACTGGCGGAACTGTTCCGGTGCCGACATTCGTCGGTGAAATCGTCGCAAAGAGATTCTCCGAATCTAAGATCCTTTCCAGAGTCCGCAGAATGAACGCGGCAGGAAACGTAAAGGTCGGATTTGAGATCTCCGCACCTGCGGCAGGCAAGCACACAGAAGGCGGTGCCGCTATTGCCGAAGAGGCTCTGTCTCTGGGCATCGTTGAACTCAAGCCCGAAACATTCAAGAAGTGGGTATCTGTTTCCGATGAAGCACTCGACAGCATGAGCGGTCAGGCATATCTGGAATACATCTATGACGAGGTTACAAGAGGCATCGTCAAGGCACGTGAAAACGCTGTTGTTGCGGCAATCCTTGCGGCTCCGCAGACAGCAACAGCCACACAGCCCGCAGTCGCTAAGACTGGCACAGCGGCAGGCGCAATCGACGATCTGATTCAGGCTCGTGCGCTTCTGTCCTCTGCGGCTGAAAACCTCGTGGTGATCATGACCCCGGCTCAGTACGCAAACTACAGATCACTTCAGCTCTCTGCTTCTTACGCAGTTGATCCGTTTGACGGTCTCGAAGTACTGTTCAACGACACAGCAACGGCTCCGATCATCGGCGACCTCGCAGGCGTTATGGAGAATCTGCCGAAGGGCGATTCCATCGAATTCAAGTATGACGACAAGACCGACATGAAGAAGGATCTGGTCAACGTACTGGGCAGACAGCCGTCTGCGATCGCAGTCGTCGGCAACAAATACTTTGCTAAGGTAGCCGCATGATCATCGAACTCACCAGAGACACAGCTGTGAGACTCTCCAAGGGGACAGTGGTCGAAGTCTCTGACGATGAGGGGAAACGGCTGATCGCCTTCCACAACGCAAAGAAGGCAAAGACAAAGAAAAAGAAATAAGGAGACACAGACATGGGATGTGATGCAAAAGCTATGGCACTGAACAGAGTGAAGCTCGCTCTGCGCATTTCGGAGGACGAGTTTGACAGCGAGATCACTGATCTCATGTCTGCCTGTCTTCA